TTTAAGGAGGCGGACAGACAAAAAAACAATATTAATAAGTATTTAATCATAGTGGTTATTACACTCGATCTCCTACCATTGATGATTCCAGTACCATCCCCATGAATCTCTTCTGCCGTATCGAACATAAGAGTCTCGCGCCTCTTCTGGTCCCGCATTAGTTTTGCGCATTTGTCTTGATAGCCCATGAACCCAAGGAAACCATGTATATTTCTGGGTCTTGAAGTTTTCTATTTTGGTGGTGGACCTATCTTTTAACCATTTTACATCTACGCTGCCATATGCCCTTCTTATCCCGTACTTGAAATTAGAACCGTCAATGTAATATTTACCTTGCGCAGTTTTTGTCCGCTCGTCCAGCCATCTTTTGGTTTCGACATGACCATCCGCGAAAGCTAGCGCTGTTCCATCAATGTGGTACTTACCCGGAACGTCCATGTCGTATACTTTATGCGTAGGTCCTCCTTCATTCATTACTACCCGAAAGCAGCCAGCATTTATAAATTCAAATGGCATTTCTATAAAAGTAAAAATATTAGAAGGTTTTTCTATGTCGGCTTGTTTATGGTATATTTTCCATTCTTTATCATTTTCTACTGGCCAGCCAGCCCACCCTCCTACGTGGATATTCATGCTATAGCTCCTATGACGCGGGAAGATCTGCCTTAACTCACCGGCCTTGTTTGTTATTCTGAGCATGTCCTTGTCTGCTGGGCATTTAAATACTCCAACAGATTTGCCCACGTAAGGAAAAAGGGGAGTACTTTCTAGAAATTGTGCTTTATTTAGATATCGAGAAAGATTTAAACTTCCCGGTGCCCATGTATACTTCGAACATTTTTCATACTTCCAAGAACTTGAATATAATATTTTGTCACCGTGGTCATCACTAAATATTGTGTGAGCCATTTGTAATTGTTTCTGATTATTTATGCAGGCTACTCTTTGTGCGATTGATTTCGCTTTGTTGATCGCAGGGAGAAGAAGGGCAACTAAGAGCGCAATGATCCCAATAACAACGAGCAACTCGACTAAAGTAAATCCTTTTTTCATCAATAAGGGTTCCAAGTTGGATGGCTACCCCAACTGTCATTCCAATACCAACCCCACGAAGCGGACACCTTACCATCTATAGTGCGGTGATTCCCGTCCCTATTGTATCTACCTATACCTCCCATAACTCCATACCATCTATGATTGTTGGGGTCTGGGACAATTGCTCTTGCCCTTAGCCATGCAAGATCGCGATTATTTGGACTTACTATTTTATCCGTATTAGTCGTTGGATCTGTCGCATCAGATGATATATTTATTGTGTCTTGTTCAAGCCATCGTTTAAATTCGACGTGCGCGTCCACGAAAGAAACAACAGAGCCGTTGTTGTGATAAACCCCGGGCCAGTCTTGTGAGAAAAAGCTCTCACCACCTTTAAGTGTTGGCGCTACTCTAAAGTTTCCAGCATTAATAGATTGAGGTGGCATTTCAATAAAAGTAAATAACAGGCTCGAATTATTTACATCGCCATATTCGTGATGAACTTTGTACTGGCTATCTGATAACCAAGGCCACCCCGACCAACCACCGACAAAGAGATTTACGCTATAGGAACGTGGCCTATTTATAGTCTTCGCATTAACCGTAACAGTGGATCTATCTCCGGGGCAATGATATATGCCCATACCCGCATAAGGCTTTAAGGGAGAAAAGAAGAGAGGCCTATCGGTTTGACCCCATGTACCGTTACCACTCATACTGTCAGCAACCCATGCCCACATACCGGTCGGCTCTCCAGCCCAAGCTGAGGCGTAAGGGAACCTATTTTCGTGATCCCCTGCGAACTCCGAGTAAGCGAGATTAAGTTGGCGTTGGTTATTTATGCACGCGGCTCGCCACCCTGTCTGTTTAGCGGAACTTAATGAAGGGAGTAAAAGGGCCGCTAATATCGCAATGATGGCTATCACCACCAGAAGCTCAATTAAAGTAAACCCTTTTCCTTTCATTTTTTTAATCCAGTATTTTTTTCTATTTCGGGATGCTCTTTCATTTTGTCCCTTATAGCTTTTTGCTCTTCGAATCCTTGTTCTCCGCCTTTCATTAAATAAGGGAAGCCTCCATTCAGAGGTAGTTTCTTTTCTATAACTAGCAATTTCAATCTGTCATTGGGCACGATCATTTTGGTCCCGCGATCTGTCATATAGAAAATCGTTTTTAAAAATCCGACCCTCACTATTCTAGCTTGTCGTCCACTTATGTACAAAACGTCATCATTGCAGAAGTCTTTTCCAATGCATATTATAAGCCCTTCCGCGGACTTATGTATTGCGTCTTTAAACAAGAGTCCAACGAAAGCTACTAAAATGAACCATCCGTAGGTTCCCATGGCCCATTCTACTTGGTTTTGGAATTCTGGCGTTACTAATTGACTTTCCATTTTTATTCATTACAGATTACACTACTAAAGGCATATTAGTGTAATAGCTTGTAATGCCTAAGGTAAAGCGTTTCGACAGCTTGGTCTTTGATGGGGAGAATGACGTTAGGATCCTTCAAAGAGAATCTATAAGACACAGGGACAAAATACGAATTAGAGATTTTAATTGGACCAAAAAACAAAAACAATTTATAGACTTAGCTTCCTCTAAGGACACTAAAATAATATTGGTAAAAGGCCCAGCAGGATCATCAAAAACTCTTATTTCTGTATATTCAGCACTACATTTGCTAAATGACGCCAAAGTCTCGGAAATTATATATCTGAGATCAGCCGTAGAAAGCTCTGACGCTAGACTAGGGTTTCTTCCGGGAGACGCAGACCAAAAGCTTCATTTTTTTAATTTGCCGTTTATGCATAAAATGGAAGAGTTGGTAAATGAGTCGGACAGCAAAAAACTCCAAAAAGACGAACATATAAGTTGCTATCCGGTAAATTTCTCCAGAGGGATGAGCTGGGATGGAAAATGCATGATCCTAGACGAAGCTCAAAATAGCTCAATGCGAGAAATCGTTACCGTTCTAACTAGGCTAGGCGTAGGATCCAAATGCTTCGTATTAGCAGACCCAAACCAAACCGATCTTAAAAATGGCTCTAGAGGAGGTTTCAACAAAATCTACGAGGCCTTGGGCGACGAAAAAAGTAAAGATAACGGTATTTTTACTTTTGAGTTCTCGGAAGAAGATATAGTTAGGTCAGATTTAGTTAGGTTTTTGGTCGGAAAACTCAGTACTATAATTAGTGGCCAATAGATATTTTTCACAGAAAAAAAGCGAATCGAAGATTGTCTTCGAATTGTTAAGGACTAAACGCAAGAGTCTTTTGGAGAAGCTTAATGAGTTGGATTTTTCGGAAAAAGCTTGTATTAGCGACGTGGTTTCCAAATTTAGAGAAGAAGGTCTAGACAGGTTAGCGGCAAATTTCGAAAAATTCCATAAAAAAAACGTGAAATCCCCTATCTTCTGGAACAATCCGGAAATAAACGAAAGAGGATGTTGGACATCTCGTGCGAAACAGGAATTTGACGAAACGTTATGCGGCAAGCTAGTGAATTTTTTTAAAGAAGAGGGGCCCGTGACCGTTTGCGACTTGGGGTGTGGATGCGAGGGGTACTACACTTTGGCGATGTTAAAAGCGGGAGTCAACTGCAAGGGGTTTGACGGCAACCCGCTTACAGCGGAAATCACAAATAATATTTGCAAAGTGAGGGATTTGACTGAAGATTATAATGACGTTTATGATTGGGCTTTATGCTTGGAGGTCGGAGAACATATACCGAAAGAATATGAGAAGGTTTTTATAGAAAATCTTCACCGAAGTAATAAAATGGGAATTATACTTTCTTGGGCTGTTGAGGGGCAAGGGGGGAAAGGTCATGTGAACGAGCGAAATAACGAATACATCAAAAAGATTTTTTCTGATTTGGGCTACCTGAACGACGTAGTGACGGAGAAGCGCTTTAGGAAAGACTGCGACCACCCTTGGTTTAAGAACACGACGATGGTCTTCAGGAACTTAAAGAATAACTTAATTTAGTGTATACACCGTAATAATAAAATGAAAATATATTGTCCAAAATGCGGATCAGGATCCAATTACAACATGACTAAGCCCAAGTTCTGTCAGGGGTGCGGCAAGTCCTTTTTAAACGTAGAGTCAAATAGCGCAGTAAAGAAACAAAAAACAGTAACAAAGATAGAGGCACAGATAGCTCCTAAAATCGAGAAAGAAACTATCCCTAAAAATATAAATAAATTAGAATTCGACACTGTTGGAACGCTACAAGTAAAAGGATCTGCGCTAGGTCAATTAGTGGGAACGTCTGAAGATACCGCAGTCTTCGGGGATAGGCAACAATCAACGGAACCCAACTTTAGCAGGGAGGAGTTTCTGGAGCAGTTCAAAAAAGAAGCTGGAACTAGCCGTCCTCCAACAGATGGCTAACAATAGAAAGACACCTAAAAAATCTTTTGAGTCGAGAATAAAGGAGATAGACTCTGAGATTCAAAAAAGAAGAAGCAGGTGGAGGTTATCCTCCCTGTCTTGGATGGATTTTGACGATATATCTCAAATACTGAGAATCCATATTTTTAAAAAATGGCATCTATACGACGATAGCAAACCGTTGGGTCCTTGGCTAAATAGGATAATATCTAATCAGATAAAAAATCTAGTAAGGAATAATTACGGAAATTACGCTAGGCCTTGCTTGAAATGCGCTGCTGCTGAATCGGATAGTTTGTGCACTATATACGGAACGCAAGGCCCTGAATGCCCCTTGTATCTAAACTGGGTCAGGACAAAGAAAGCCGCTCATGACCTAAAAATAACCGTACCTATAGAAAATCACTATAAAGAAATATACTCTAAGGAAAACGACAACACTTATAGTGAATCGTCCATAGGTAGGATTCATGAAAAAATGAAAGAAGTGTTGAAAACTTTAGAGTGGAAGGTTTATGATTATTTGTACATACAAGGCTACTCTGAGGAGAAGACCGCTAAACTCATGGGGTACAAGACTACAGAGAAAAATAGGAGCCCCGGCTACAAGCAAATAAAAAATATCAAAAAATCCATAATAGCCAAAGTAAAAAAATGTCTGAAGAACGACGAGATAGATCTATAGTCCACGAGGAACTATTAAACGAAGACCACAAAAGAAAGGCCTTAGACGAATGGAATAGTCGCCCAGAGGACCCGCCGTCCCAGCAAGAGATTATAGATTGTACTGGCTATAGGAGTCCTGACGGAACGATACCGGACGGGAGGAGTAAGTTCGGCCGACAAATGAAAGCCTTTATGGCTAGTAAGGAATGCAAACCTAAAGGAGCTCATGAACACAGGATAAAAGGGCCTGTTGACTTAACTGAAGAGCATAGAGCGTACTTAGACGGTAACCGAGCATTAATGACGGGCTTTGAGATGGCTAAGATATTATTCGGAAATCTTATAAGCCCCCTAAGTCGGGAGACCCTTACCGTTAATGAGTACCTAGCTTCTCAAGGGCAGACTCGACAGCGGCCCGCTCAGGTTAGTCAAAGAGAGGGTCAAAGGGTTGAGTATAGAGCCCCTAGGTCTCTTGATAAAATACTACAAAGGTATAATAAATATTTTCATCTACATCCATTAAATAAAGAGTCCATGCTTTCGAGAGAAAGAAAGAACTTGGAGGTTTTGATGAAATACATGAATACCTACAGGTTCTCACACCAGATGGGTACTTACGCCTCTGTGACTGATAGAGAGTTGTTCGAGAGTAGTTTCATTAGATACACAAACGATAAGAACGACCTAACCCAAGAAGAGGTTGATCAATATATAGTTTTATGTATAGAGGTAGTCATAGCTTCGAATATTCAGATGAGAGTTGAGAGGCTTCAAAATATGCTAGACGATACGGCTGACGACACAGAAGGAAGGAGAATATCCATGGGGCTAGTCGAAGCAGTCAGCTCCAGACAGTCTGAATATAATCAATGCGTAAACAGGCAGCAAAAACTTTTAGAAAGCCTAAAGGAAAAAAGAAGCGCAAGGCTAAGTAAGGAAATTAAAGAAAGCGCAAGTATATTAAACCTAGTACAACTATGGAAAGACGAAGAGAGTAGAAAGAAACTCATAAAGCTTGCGGAATTAAGAAAAAGCGTTTTAAAGGATGAGGTGGAGAATTTAAGCACTATGGACGAAGTAAAATCTAGGATACTCGGCTTGTCGGAAGAGGAGGTTTTAAATGGTTAATTGTGTAGTTTGCGAGAAGGGGTTTAAGGAAGATAAGAACCTACACGCTCACCTCAAAGCTCATGGTTTGAGAATGGCTGAGTATTATCAAAAATATTTCCCACGTAAAGATTTACATACCGGAGATATAATAAAGTTCAAAAGCAAGGAGTACTATTTTTCTACTGATTTCAATTCCAGAATAAGCATGAAAAAGTGGTTAAGCGCGCAACCAAAAAATAAAGCGAGAGAATACGTAAAAGAAATATTATCCAAAAGAATAGAAAGAAAGAACTTAAAATGTACGCCGAGTCAGGTAGAGTTAAGGACGGTCATGAGTCCCCCCATACAGTACTTTAATGAATTGTTCGGGGATTATTACGGCATATGCAAAGAGGTTGGGTTAAAGTCTAGATTTAACGGTTACCCTAATGAGGGTAGCTTTTCTTTAACTGACTACTCCGATCAGAAAGACTTAGAAATACTAATGGATACAAGAGAGCAGTTTCCATTCAAGTTGGATTATCCATTTCAAATTAAAGCTTTAAAATTCGGAGACTACACGTTGAGCGACGAGGAAGTGTGCTGCGGCTGCTATATAGAGAGGAAGTCTATAAAGGATTTTGTAGGGACGCTAAGCGGTGGGTTAGAAAGGTTTAGAAGAGAAATAGAAAGGGCGAACGAAAACGAAGCTTACTTAGTGGTTCTAGTGGAAAGCCCCATAAGTAAATGCATGGCTTTCGATAGACTGCCCTATGTGAGCAAAAAGATAAGAGCAAC